AGGAAACCTGAAGGCTTTTGACTGTTTCACCCTCATATTTGCCCACCTTCTCCTTGGTGGCATCCAATTCGGCTTTCAGACGATCCCGCTCCTCGCGGGCTTTTTTCATTTCGCTTTTGATCTCTTTCCAGCTTGAGACACCCTTCTCAGAATCATCACCTTCGGGTTTATCAGAGACGGGCTTGTCGGAAAAGTGGGGGTTTAGCGGGAGATCGTCATCCGAAGTATTTTCATTTGATTTCTCTTTAGTGTTCTCCGAAGACACTTCCTTGGTAATGTCTGCAACCTTCTTCTCTACCTCTTCCTTGGTGGCCTTGGATTTGGTTTCCGCCTTAACGGGAGCTTTTTTCTCCGTTTTGGGAGTTTCCTCTTTCGGGGTTTCAGCGGCGGGCGTTGGCTCTTCTTGCTGGGTTTCAGGGGCGGGCGTCTCACTTGGAGTGGGTTCTACAGGTTCTTGATTTTTGCCACCAAAGATTGTGCCAGCAAAGTCTGCGTCACCCGTGAGGGCTGAATTGAGGATATCGGCCATAATAGTATATTAGTTATGTTAGTTGGTTTCTTCTGAAGTTATATGGGAAAAGGGTTCTGGCAAGTCAAATTTAGGTTTATTTACTTGTCCATAACCAAGAGTTTCAATGAGATCCATAACCTCTTGACTGCCCTCATAAAAACCCGCGCTCTTAATAAACACGGGCGACAGATCGAACCCTTGGGCCACAGGACTGCTACTCCGTTTCGGGCGCACCCGCTTGGAGATAAATTTAAGCCCCTTCTGCATATGGGGCATCGCCCATGTTTTAGCCCATTCGCGGGCATCTTGATCTGTCCAATCCATTAATAAAGTCTAACTACACTCAGATTCTAACTTTGTCTAGTATAAATATCTTAAAAATTAAGCTGTTTGTGCAGCCATCGGGGGTCGGCCAGCGGGCCTTGCCGTTTTCTCAAGAATAGAACTGCGGGTTTTAAGATCATTAAGAGCCATCTGCTGACGGATCGTTTCCATCTTCTGCTGATGAGTCTCTTGGTTCATCATGCGTTTTTCCTGCATTTCTGCCAACTTGAGTTGCGCTTTTTGCATTTCCATCTCCATCTTGGGATCAATCTGTCCCTGCGGCTGTTGCCCAGCCTGCATAGCCTGTTCTTGTGCTTGGCTCTGTTGGGCCATCATGCGGTTGATAACCTGTTGCTCTAGCTCATCGATATAAGCGGTGAGGTTTTGGAGTTGGCGTTTGAGTTCGCGAACTTCCTGCGCCCGATAGCTGTTGTTAGAGAAGAAGACTAGGTGTTCGGTCACATGGTCAGAAGCAGGACGTAAGATCTGCATTGCCTGCTCATCAGGAATCTGCTGCTGGCGATGGGCCTCAATGATTTCGGCAATCATCGGGATGTGGGCTTCGATATGAACCGCATGGTTCTGGCTATCGTGAACCATCTGCGGAATACCCTGACGGAGGTTGCCATTCTCAAGGTTGGCGATGTCAAAGTCCACCACACGGCGCGGGCCTTTGTCGGAAACAAAAAGGTTGACCTTCTGCCAGCCCACACCAGAGATGCCAGCAATGACAGAACGCAGGGTGTTTTCTTTGCCTTTCTCGTCCATCAAGGAATAAAGCTCCATGAGTTGCTTGCTCGCCATTTCGGTCATAACGGGGCTTCCATCACCCATGGCGCGGAATGCCGTGACCTTAAGGAACTGGCGCATACGCTCAATAGAAACTCCTCGACGCGCACAACGGCGGCGAAATTCAAGTGCAAGTTGCCCGCCCTTATCATTGGCTGTAAGGAGAGGATTAACAGCCCTGCGGTATTGTTCGGTCAGAAGTTTGTTGTAGGGGGTGTAGAAAAGTTCCAATGCTGCGGCGTTGAGCGTTGACTCTTGGCGGGCCTGCTGAACAACTTCCGTGGCAGAACGGGCTTGGCCATCTGGAGTAGCCTGACGCGAGCGATAACTACCCGTATTATTCTGCAATACTTGGCTCATCAAGTTGTAAACAGGAAGACCCTGAGTGGCAATCGACGGCGGTTGAAGTTGGATCGGGGTCAACCCACTGGGGATGAATGTATAAGGCCCGACCTCAATATATTGAAAGTCTTGGATGGCTTCGGCGTCACCCTGCAATTGGATAAGCCCAGAGGTGATGGCGGCTTGTGCAGACTGACACAGAACCCTGTTGGAAATCTGGATTTGGTTATAAATCTTCTGTTTGAGTCCGCGAATCGTATGGAAAGTTCCCTGTCCAACTCCATAGGTGAAGATGACAAAGCACTGGTTTACATTACCATAACGAGAATAACGCTCGTAGAGGAAGTCCGAAGAATCACGGGAACCAATAAGTTGGGTAAACTTGCCATCAAATTCGCGGTTGTAGCCGTAGATTAGCTGTGCGCGGTGGTAGGCAGATTCGCCAGCATATAGGTCATTCTCCTTGATTTCGCGTTCAAAGTCTTCCCAGTGGGCGGTGTAGTTTTTCCACTGATCACGCTTGGTAGAAGCTTTCCAGATGGCCTGCTTAACCGCATTGAGATTCCACCCCAAGGCTTTGGCGGCTTTGGGATTGCGGATGTAGTTGTAAAGCTCGCTTACGCTCATGGAGCGTTGGACGATACCTACTTCAATGGCCTCATCTGATACTTTTGTATCACGGGCTACTTTGAAATCTTTGAGCCCACAGGGCTCCCAGAAGATGGAGCGTTCATCGGGCCACATAGCCACCCCGACTCCGTCACCCACAAACTCGCGGGAAAGAAGCTGCATGTTATAGGCATGGTCGCTCCACTCCTTAAGCATCCAGTCAAACTCTTCAGAGATGATTTCGGAGTCCTCGTTAGAATCCCCATCATAGGAATTCATAATGACATTGGCGATACGGGGCACTCCGTTCTGGAGTTCGATATACGGAGCCAAGGCGGCTTCCATTATGGCATTGGCTTCCCCGAAGTTGGCATTAACCACATGGGTTAACCCCTTGCTTTTCAGTTCTTCGGCATCATAGGGGGCTTCGCCATTAACCAAGGCTTGCGCCCGCGCCCGAAGATACGCCGCATCCTCATCTTGTTCGATATACTTGTTGGCGATTGCCACAAGGCTATCAGATGATTTGATCCTTTTTTTTGGGGGACTACCACTCTCTGGTAGATTTTCTAGTTCTGCTGATCCTTGAGATGCCATTAAAGTATAAGTGTAAGTTGGTTGTCCAGTTAAGTCAATTAGATTGCAAGCTTATGACAGCCTCGGCGCTGGCCTGCTCGTAGCTGCACGGCGGCAGATCAAACGTGCGCGGGGTCGGATCGACCGAGGCGAGCATCATGCCTTCAAGCCACCCCTTGAGAGCGGCCATGTTGCTGCCGAGTGGTTTGCCTGCGGTGAGCAGCGCCATTTCCAAGCGTTGAAGGGACAGGATTTGCAGGGATGTGAGGTGCTTCGTCACCCATGCTTCGGGCGTGAAAGTCTCCACAAACGGCACAGGCGGCGGCGGAATCACATACGCCTCATCCACGGGCAGCGCGGATTCAACGGCGGCTTTCACCGTGGCCTCGTCCAGCGCATCGAGTTCGGGGCCGTCCTGTTCGTAAATGGTGAGCCTCGTCGGCCAGCCATGCTCGCGCACTTCGACCTTGCCGCTCTCGTCGCGGGATAGCTGGTAGGACAGGCCGTGCCATGTTTTGCCGTCTATGCTGCGGGGTTCGGCCAAGAGGACGTTGTAGATTTCGAAGGAGTTCATATTAGGCGACTCGGTAAAATGCGGTGGCACGCCATTGGATCGTTTCGGAGGCCGCTCCTGTCACTTCCAGTTGCAGGGCTTCGTTGGTGTCATCGGCGGTCAGCGCAAAAGTCCACGTTGGCGAGCCTGCGCTCTGGTCGGTGCCGAGCGTCTGAACCGTGCCGATGAGCGCCGTGTTGTTGCTGCCATCCCTGCGGATTCCGAGGAAGCGGCGGGCGACGAGCCATTTGTCGGCGGTGTCGGAGCGGCGGGCGACAAGCAGGATGTCCACGGCGAGCGCGGTGGAGGCCGCGATGGTGAAGCGGTCTGTCGCAGTTCCAGTTGCGTCCAGCGTAAGAATTGTTGCCGTATTGTTGGTTGTCTGGCCACCCCAATACACCGAGCTAAATGGCCGAGTTCCAAATTGTGCGCGCAAAGACGCCCGCGATTCTCTGCCAATGGCAACAGACCAAGCTCCTGTCGCCTGTGCGTCAAAGCCTCCAATCGCCATAGATGCGGCTGCGCTTGCTGTTGCCGACTGACCGATTGCAATGGTGCCATTGCCACCCGTTGATTGTGCCACCGAACCAATCGCAATCGCATTATTTCCTCCGTTTGCAAGAGCGCCGCCTTCGCCATCAATGACAATCGAGCCTCGCGTTGATGCGGTTGAGACATTGCCTATGACTATCGTGTTCTGGGCGGATGCTGTCCCGCTGCCAATGTTGATCGAGGACTGTCCGCTTGCCACTCGCGTTGCCGCACCGCGCACGTTTTGAATGTTGATGGCATCTGTCCCAAGCGCCGTAGTCGAAGGCGCGAGGCCGACAAACATAGAACCCGCTCCGCTTGGGCGCGCCAGAGGGTTGGCATAGACCAGCTTGCCAGCGACATCATCCCACACCACGGCAGGGTTGGCGCTGTTGATTAAGCCGCCGTCATCGGCAACCAGATCGCTGCCGCTCACACTCAAGACATCGGCGGTGGATGCGCCGACTGCGGAGATGCCGCCCGATGACGTTGCCGACAACTCCCCCGCCGAAAGGCTCAAGCCCGACCCGATTGTAATTTCCTCGATCGAGCCGCTGCTCGCGCTCGTCCTTCCCAAAATTCTTGCGGTGGCTTGCGTTAGGCCGCTGGCGGTGATGGAGCCAGAGGCGGCTGCGCCTGTTACGTCTGCGACAACGTGAGTGTGGTTGCCTGCGGCTACTTGTGTTGATCCTGTGCCGACAGGGAGGCGGGCAACGTCGAGGGTGCCGCTGGTTACTTTGTCTGCGCCGTGGGCATCAACGGGGACGATGGCCCAAAAACTACCGCCAGTTTGCCATCTAAAAGTAAACGAGCGACCTTCGTTATCTTTCGTTCCAAGGTCTGCAAGCGTTGATCCTCCTGCGCTTGTCTTTACAAGAATGCGACCGTTGGCAATGCTTCCAGAGCGAATCAACTGAAACAAATCTGCATCTTGGTTGCCCGTGGTTGGCAGGAGGACTTCGGTGTCGGTGCTTAGTGTTGTCGAAATCGTTATGCGGCGGGCGCGACCAGTTGCCAAAGTTGTAGGTGACGCCGAAATTGCTTCTTCAAAGACCGACCATTGAAATATGGCCCCAATATCACTCGGAGCCAGCGCATCCGTGCCGCCTGTGGTGTGGGAGGCTTTGTGTGCGAGTGTGCTGCTTGGCGTCCTCGCGTCACTTAGGCGAGCATCGTTGCCCTCACAGGCCGTGCCAGCCGCAGATCCATAACTAACTGCGAGCGTTCTATTTGCTGTAAGATCTCCTCCGCCCGTAAGCCCTGTTCCCGCGCTGATGGTTCTACTTGTCGGCACACCTCCAATATTAGTTAGTGCTGTTGCGGGGTTGCTGACATCACTGAGATTATTAACCTCTAGAAGCGCACCTTGCGCCGTAAGAAGCCCTCCAACATTGATCGTCCAAGCTGTAAACGGCCCGCCACTACCTTCTACGGTATCGACATTAACCACCAACGTTGTTCCAGAATAGCTAGTAACAATAGCATGCATATGACGGCTTGCATCGTATACAATAGTAACGTCCTGTGTCGGGGTGTAGCTGAGACCCGACTGTACAACGAACGTCTTGGAGCCAATAGTAAGAGAGTGGGAAGATGTGCTGGTTGTTAGATATCTGTCTCCGCGATTGGCCAACGTAAATGCCGTGGTGGCAATCTGAGTGGTATCGGTTCCAGCAGCAGCAGTGGTTGCTGTCGGGGTTCCTGTAAAGGCGGGGGAATCCAATCCAGCAGCACCAATATCAGAGGCTGTGGCCGTAGCCCCCGTGGTTACCCGTCCTTTGGTGTCCACGGTGACTTTCGTGTAGGTGCCAGAGGTTACGCCCGAAGCAGCCAATGTTGGATTGGGATAGGTTCCTGTAAGATCCCCTCCAGCCGCTCCGCTGGGTGCCGTAGAGATAGTTCCCCATTCTGGGGCAGTGGCTCCGCTATTTACCTTGAGAACTTGGCCCGCCGTTCCTATAGGCAACCGCTCGCCCGTAACCGCTCCACGGTAGAGGGTGTCGCCTTGGGTCGTGAGCGTTTCTAGACCCGTGCCAGCCGCGCCCGCTGGGCCAGCAGGCCCGCGCTCCACCACCTCAATAACTTCAACCTCCCTCTCTGTAATCTCAATGACCTCTTGGCTCATCGAATAATCTCCTGATAGACCTTGGCCTTGCCTGTAGCAAATGCAATGTAGGTATAGCCAGAGTAAAGTTCGATTTCGTAGACGTTGTCTCCTGCTGTAAGGTTTGCGGCCTGTGTGGCGGTGATTTCGATTTCAATGGTGCCAGCAGCTCCTCCGAGGGTAATCCCGCTTCCAGAGGTCAATGTGAGCAATGTGGCACTATCCTTGGCGCACTCCCGAATTACCATGTTGGCCCCGTAGCCTGAAAGATTGACTGGGACATTGGACTTGCCCTTACAGGACTTGGTCAGATAACGAAACTTCGCCGTCCATGTCTTTCCTTGGACGATTTCGATATCTCTCTCAAGTCTCCAGTAGTTGGTCATTTAAATAGCGGGATTCTGAAGCTGTGATTTGTTCCATTGGTCGAAACTGTAACCTCCATCCAAGCAACAGCCGTATTGAAGTTTACTGTATTTACGTTTGCGGAATTCGTGGGTGCGGTGTTTGTGGAAAACACTGCCGCTTGGAAGTTGGCATTGTTGGTGTTGGTCAGGGCTGTGAGGCCGAGGCCTAGGTTGGTTCGGGTTATGGCAGACAATGTTGATGCACTTGTTCCGAGGAACTGAAGCCCCGAAGCTCCATCAAGTCTTACAGAAACGTTTGTACCAGCGATTAGCTGCGCGTTTGTTCCATTTATGATCAAGCTGTCACTTAGGTACGCGCCCAAAAAAAGCGGTGTGTTTGAGGCACCAACCCCAATAGCCGTAGCTGCCTCCCCAGCGTTGGTGGCCGTAAAAACCGAATTGCCCACCGTAGTCCCGCCGAGATTGGTTCTGCTTGCTGCCGCAAGTACTGCTGCATTGGTTCCCGAAAAATAGATAGGCTCGACATAAGCCAAGTTGTGGTAAAAGTCCCAAGTATTATTAAAGTATAGAAATCTTATAGCATGGTCGAAGTTAGTCAGAACAATCAGATTAGATGTCTGTCCAGCTTGACGAATTGCGGTTGCTGATCCCGTGCCACCAGCATGAATGACTACCGCCGTATCACCATTGAATGTGGAGGTGTTGGTTGGGAGCAGTAACGTGTTGGTTGTGTTTACAATATTAGAGGAAAGACTTTGGATGATCAGGTTTCGGGAATTTGTCGCCGTGTTGGTAGAGTTTGTAGCTGGAGCGGAAAAAGCAACAGTTGTCGCAATCGGAGCTTGTTGCCAGAAGTTGGTAGGGCTTACCACATCTCCGTTGGTGTTGTATAAAACAGGGTTGGTGCCACTGCCGTAAAGCGAAGTGTTAAATCCAGCTGCATTGGTATTTGTGAGAGCGGGCCAGCCAAGGCCGAGGTTGGTTCTAGTAATTGCGGCCCCGCTAGTATTGCCAGCGCCAAAAGCAAGTGCCCCGCCACTTTGGTGCAATATTACACCATCGTACCCTATGTACGCTCTTTCCGATCCAGTAAAGAATATTGTTAGCCCATCTTGGTTGTTTGTTGTGGCAAGAACCTGAACGGAGTTTCCAAAATCAAAATAACTAGAAAGAGATCCGCCATCTATTGAAACGGCATTAAACGTAACATTGTTTGTTGCGCCAAGCCCGATGTCCGTTCTGAAATTCGTGACGTTTGTATTGGTGAGCCATGAGGCTCCAAGGCCGAGGTTAGTTCGGGCCGTGGCTGCGTTGCTTAAGTTAGAAAGGTTGTCCTCTGCATTAAGCACTGTCCTATCCAACGGGGTTGCGCCAAGTAACCTATAAATTAAGCGAGTGGCAGTGCCAGAGCCCGTCATTCTGAGGCTTCCAGCAGCGGTCAATAAGTTGGTGGGGGAGAAGGTCGGTGGATAAAACGTGTTTGTCACTGTAACTTCAGAGAACGTAACGCTATTGGTTTGTCCAAGGCCGACATCTGTTCTAAAATTCGTGACGTTTGTGTTGGTGAGCCATGCAGCGCCGAGGCCGAGATTGGTGCGGGTGGTAGCCGCTACTGCGGAAAACACCAGTTCATTTGTTCCATTATATACGGAAACACGTGGATAAAACGTCATGTCTTCAAAGTTGATGAAGCTCGTGTCATTAACGTAACTAATTACGCGGCCCTGCTTAATTGTTAGGTTGTCTATCGTGCCAGCTTCGTAAAATGCTATAGGGCTGGTAAACGCCAGCGCATTCGTCCCCGTGCTGGCGACTACTTGGCCGTTGGTAGTGAAACCCAACAATGACGTTGCCGAGTTGCTGTTCGTGAGAGCAGACCATCCAAGGCTGAGATTTGTTCTAGCTCCACCCGCATTAGTCGCTCCTGTTCCACCCGAAGAAATTGCAAGGGTTCCGCCCACGTTTGAAAAATTAACCGTAGCAATATTTGATGCAGGAATTATCCCAACAATACTTGTAGATTGCAAATTGGTTAAGCTTCCCCCGTTGTTGCTTGCAAGCGCATTAAGATCAGAATCTGCTGGCTGGAAGGCTGTTGCGGGGTTAGTTGATGCAGTACCAAGACCTAAAGACAACCTTGCATCAGAAGCATTAGTTGACCCAGTTCCACCATTAGAAACGCTCAATGTCCCTACAAGATTAGTGGCATTTAGATTAGTTAATCCAACTCCATTGTTAGCTGCAACATTAGAAAGGTTGGAAGAAGATGGCTGAAATGCGGATGCGGGATTGGTGGCTGCTGTTCCAAGTCCAAGCCCCGAACGAGCATTTGAAGCATCGGCGCTCCAAAAATTAGTTGGCTGAACTACAGCATTGTTGGTTCCAACTAAAACATTTCGAGTTTGTCCGAAGCCAGAAACAACTAAGGATCCACTAATAATAAGTGAGAGAATATATTTCATTTTACATTAATCGCTTCCAGACCCTTTTGGTTCCTGTTTGGCTATCGTAGTCATTGGGTCGGACTACGAATGGCAAGTTTTCAGCGTCAGTACCATTTGTTAGTTGATAAATTGCAGGAAGTCCATCAATAACTAAAAAAATAACAATCCCAACAGCATAGGTTCCGCTAACCGTGGCCAATCCGTCAAGGTTTGTCGATCCCCCCCCCTCTAATCCAGTAATCGAAGGCTCGACACGAAGAATGTTGACGCTTGGGGTTTGGATCGGAGTCGAAGAAACGCCGATAACGCTACTGGATGGGATGGGGATACAGATCTTGCTCATTTATCGGGTGACTTCTGGTGAAATGATAACATTGCCTTGCAGGATTCGGGTTGTGACGGCCCCGTTGTAAAGCTCAAGGTCATATACGGCTTTATCACAGACCGAGAGTGACGCCGTGTCAGATGCCGAAATAAATAGTCTAATAGATCCTGTAGCTTCATTCAAAACAATTCTACCATTAGTTGTGGACAATTCAAGAATTAGTGCTTTGGATTCGGGCTTTGACCGAATGTGCATCTTGGCTGTAAATCCCGTAAGATCCACGGGAGCCGAGGGTTCCCCAGTCTCATAGAACAGAGTCTGATTGAAGGTGGCACCTTGGAATATGCAGATATCCGCTTCGGCAATCGGTAGTTGAGCCATAAATGGCAAATAGAATCTACCAATTCTTTCTTATAGTCAAGGCTTGTTTAAGTTTCTTGAATGTTTCTTTATTGAGCCGCTTCTTTTCCTCAATCGCCTCACTGCCTGCCATGGCTCCGAATACCTTACGGGCTACAAATAATCCTACTGCAAACGAATCAAACAAGTCGGGAGATTTTCCGATCCGCTTTTTCATGTCGGTCTTGGACTCAATGATGATCTTTCGGGTTCGGCGCACATACTTTCTCTGGGTCATCTCCCATGCCAGATCTGGGGTGATTCCCTTGAGTTGTTCACATTCTAGGAAGTATCGGGCAGCAAAGCAGAGTTCAGAGGCCATGTTGTGGAACAATTCTTTTCCGACTTGTGGTTTTCCAGTGGCTTCGTTCCTCATGGCGTATTGGGCGCTGACAGGAAGGTCAGATGCAGCGCCAGCAAAACTTACTGCATGCCAACCCTTTAGGAGTTCCCTTTCTCCGATTGACCAGAAGATACCACCAGCCGAAGCGTCCACCCCCATCCATTGATTTGGAATACCCAATTTAAGAGAAAGATCGTGGATTTGTTGAATCATCTCATACTGGAAATCCTCTTGAGATCCTGCCCTTCGGTTAAGAACATACTGTTTTTCAACAGCTATCGCCCACTTACCACTAATAAGCTTTCCATACTTAAGGTGGGTAAATACAAATCTATCGCCGCCTTCGGTATAGCTTGGGTCAATCCCTGCAATATCTTTCGGGGTTCCATCCCAGATCGGTTTGTCCAAAGCTCCATGACGGGCCAACAGGATATCTGAGACAATCGTGGAGTCATCGGCATCGGCGGGAGGCCAGAAGCCCCTGAACTTCCTCCAATATTGGGGATTGAGTTCTCCGAGTTCTTTTCGGGCCAAGGCCACATCATTAGGTTTGGGGAGAAACGGATAGCGCAACCCCTTGCCAGCGTCGAAGGACTGTTGGTTGGGGTTGTCGCTCTCTGAATCAAATCTGATACATACTCCCTCAATACCAGCCACCCGTATCTTCCAATTTGGGGTATTCTCGTCCACACTCATCCACCCCTTAATAGGTTCGCAGAACTTCCCGTGGGGATCGAATATAGAAGATGGGTTACCAGCGCCGACGATATAAAGTTCTTGAGCGCCCTTAAATCCCCACACGGCTTGGGAAATCACGGAAGGCGAACAGTCTTGTAACTCATCGATTATCAACACAATACGACGATTCTTCTTGCCTTGAAGTCGTTTCTGGGCGTCATCTTTATATTCGTCACCCGCTGCGAGTAGCATGATTGATGAAGCATCACTAACCCCCGTTTCTGGGTCGATAATAGCCCCCTCTTCATCCGAGAGCTTGATGATATCCATAGACTCAATGAGTCTTCCAGAGGCTAGTCCCATGTTTCGGGCTTCGCGGTACATCTTGACCAATGCCGCCCAGATACGCTGCTTGGCGTCTATTTTGGACGTAGAGACCACAATGGTCATTGTATTAATTGGGTCACAGAACCAATTAACCAGCGCAAATGCCGCCATCCCGTAAGACTTGCCAGAGTCTGTTCCCCCAGCTAGTCCAGTTACGCTTCGGACAAATCGGTTGCCAGTTGCCTCGTCCACCTCGTAAACTTGGTTACAGAATGCTTGTGCGCTGAGTTCTGCCCACCTGTGCCATTGAAAGGTTGGCCATATAGCAGAGACAATATTGCGATAATGGCGGGCCTTTCCTAGTCCCCCATCTTCGGGTGTAAGCCCCTGCAAGAATGCATCCATCTCAATACGGATTGGCGTAATCGCCTGTCCGTCTTTGGGTAACCACAACCTCCCGTATTTCTCTATCCCTTGATCAACTGTTGCCATTTATGAAATTTATACTACACTAATCTGGATGGAGAAAAAGCGCAAGAGTGCAGAACGCGATTGGGATTCGATTGAAAATCGCATCAAAAAACAGAGCGCATTTCGGTTATACGCCGCTGGTCGAAGCATGCCAGAGGTAATGAAAGCCTTGGATACCAAGCATAAACCCACTCTTGAGAAGATGATCTATAGCGAGAAATGGGACGAGTACACCAAGGTCTGGCAGGAAAATCCCGAAGCGGAAAATCTCTACCCTTGGGATAAAGAACGTCCCGTAGCCCTAATTGCCCCTCCCGCCAGAATGGAGGAGATGGATAAGAAACGCAGGCTGGAATGCATCAAGGGATTCTCCATGTATTGTTCGGGGCGCACCATGCGGGATATTGCCGAAGAACTGAAGGTTAGCGAATCTACTGTCTGTCTATGGCGGGATACCCAACGCTGGATTCAATGCAGAGAGCGTCTGGTCAACGAGCAGTCTCCAGCCCCTTGGGAGGATGACGGCGTTCCCACTTTGATGTCGGAAATTACGGCTTCATTGGAGACCATGAAAAAATCGATCAAGTTTCTGACTGGCAGGGTTCTGGTGAAAGCCGCTGATGCCGCGCAAGACCTAGATGGCATGGAAGCTCTTGGCATGATGAGAAATATCAAGCAGTTGGCAGAAGCAGCATCTATAAACTTTTCTGAGGGCAATAATCAGCAAAATGCAATTCAGATTAATATTGCCACCAAACTGGATTCCATGAAGATTCCCGAAAACAACACCTATGAAGCGGAGTTGGTTGTCAATGAGTGAAGCGCCCAAATTTTGCTACGAGAGGAAATCGGATGTTCCGCCACAGGGATGGTGGGTAAGTTGTCCGATTGTAAGCGAACCCGTTCGCGGAGGTGATTGGTATGATATGGTTGCGAATTGTGAGAAGCTTTTAATATCCAGAGGAATAACACCCCCAACGGATCTTGTGTCACAAATAGAACACAATCTTTGTGACAGGCTTGCTGGAAGCACCAACTGTGTTCCTTGTTCAACAGCCAAACAAACCCTTGGATTTGGTGAAATTGTACGATGGGTCAAGGCAATGTATCATTTTGCCAAGGACAACAAATTTCAACTCGTTGATCAAGATGAGGCTGAACGAAGAGCTAAAATATGCGCTGCTTGTCCATACCAGATTTCAACTTCTGGATGCTGGGGTTGTAAGGGGATTGCTGGTATGCTGCCCCATATTGCGGGAGCAAAGACAACGACTTATGACCAGCAACTTAAAGCCTGTGGGATCTGTGGTTGCTACAATGCGGTCTCAGTCCATCTTCCACTTGATGCACAGACGGGTGAAGGATTGAACTTCCCATCCCATTGCTGGAAGGCTACGCCATCTCAAATCGGGTAATCGCCTTATTGAAGCTCATGTTGGCCACGCCTGTAGGCCCGTCACGATGCTTGCCGACAATAAACTCCATGGTAGGATTCTGCTCATGGTCTTGGGCGTCTTCGCTGTGAAGCATGATGACGATATCTGAGTCTTGTTCGATGGCTCCAGATCCCTTGAGGTCTGAAAGGCTTGGGCGTCCTCCGCGCTTGTCGGGATCGCGGTTTAGTTGAGCCAACACCAAAACGGGAACCTTGAGGGTTTTAGCCAGATCCTTAATTCCGCCACTAATCTCCTCAACCTCGCACACGCGATTGTCTTTGCCCCTCTTGCTATCGCCCTTAACCAACTGGAGGTAGTCAATGATGATGAGGTCTAGCGGAGTGCGTTGGTGGGCACGGCGAGCTACCGCCTTGAGATAGCCGATAGATTTAGCCGAGCTATCGTCGCAAATGATTTCAGATGCTTGGATTTCCTGCACAGCCCGTCCGAGAGATTGCTTCTGATGCGGGGCTACCCGACCAGAAAGGATGTCAGCAGCACCCACACGCGCCCGCGAGCGGATCATGCGCTCCATGAGGGCAACGCTTGTCATCTCCAAAGAAAAGATTAATACCCGCTTCTTCTGGTTAAGCGCCACGTTTTCAGCAATCTGAAGGGCGCTGGCCGTCTTACCAACCGCTGGTCTCGCAGCCAAGACAACCATGTCCCCGCCACGCAAGCCAAACATAAGAAGGTCATCCAATGGAGTGATGCCAGTGCGAATGCCGATACAGGGTTTTCCAGCAATCGTGGATTCGATGTTCTGGGCAGCGCGATCCAAGGCATTGTTAATAGACAGCTTGCTGCCATCATCCATCTCGTAGTCAGCCCGCATGACAGTGGTTTCCGACCAATTCTTGAGTTCTTCGATCTTTAGTTCGCGATCTCTGGCTTTGTGAACCATGTCATTGGCCAAGTATTCCAACGACCTTCTGTAGCGGGCCTCTTCCAGCTTGGGGTAGTAGCGTTTCCAGTTGTTGTGGGCTACACACGAAGTTGCAACTTCTGTAATCTTTTGTTCACCCCCGACAATATCGTATTCGTTGGCGGCTTCGATCTCTCCTTTAACATTGATGATGTCTGCCTGCATCCCCTTGGCGATACAGCGCATGACTGCCCGAAAGATGATCTTGTTCTCCTGAAGGTAGAAATGATCTTCCTTTATGGATAAAAGGATCTCACGCTGATCCTCTGACGGGGCATGACAGAGGCATGAAAGAATGGCGGTTTCGGCGGATGGTTCAAAGATGACTTCTTGCATAGGAAGCGTTAGACAGCCTCTTGGGCCTTTCGTTCACGCTTTCTTTGCAAAATTTCCATCATCGCCTGCCTGCGGCGTTCGCGCTCCACCTCAGAGATAACTCGCTTCTTTTTCGCCTTTTGTGACGAGTTATTTTTTGGCTTTAGAGTAGATTTTGATTTTGTCGCCACTTCTGGCGAATTGCTCACATCTGAGGTATTGTTGCAAACTGTAGGACTTTGTGCATCATTGTTGACGCTTTGCACAAGGGGGGTGGCAATTTGCCCCCCCCTTTTTAATCCCATCGAATTCGATGGGGTATTTAATCCCGTGGAATCTGACGGCATTGGAAATCCCTCTTGCGCCATTTTGTGGAGAGATCCATCCTTACACCCGTGAATGACCACGGCTTGGCTGGATATAACTCTGTCTGGGCAAGTAACACCCTGAACCGCTTGGGCTTCTGGATCAGCAGCAAAAAACACAATTTTCCCATCCTTCCATTGGTAGTTAACGCTTTTCCAGTAGGTTCGGATAAGAGGCGTGTCGCGGCCAATCTCCATGAAGTTCCAGCGACAACGAACGTCCCAAGGCTCTGGAACATTTCCTGATTCCCTATAGGCCAAATTGTAGGTTGATAGAGATTGGGCCGAAGGACAAAAGTCCAAGAAATTAGCAGGATAGACCGCGCTTCCAACGATCATCTTGTAGATGTTTTTTCCGTTGGATGCCATGCCACCCTCGTAAAGGTGACCAAGAATACCGACCTGTTTGTGGTATTCAACGTCGAGATCGTCAGCCCATCCTTCTTTCATCGGAACGCAATCTGGCTCCCAGAAGTAGAACGGGGTATTGGTTGGGTACATTGCAGCAGCTACATCGGCAAACATCTGGTTTGGGCCAAGAGGCCAGCCGTCAAATCCGTCTTGGGCGAACAATTGGTCAACTTCAGGAAAACTTTTCTTTAGTTCATAGATGATGTCCGAAGCTCCAGATGTATCCTTCGTGCAGCATAAAGTCGCCTTATGTCGCATGTTGATGCCAAAAGCTGTAATCGCCTTGGCTGACTCCATAGCCAATTCAGCATCTCCGTTGTGGTAGGCAAAGACAATATTCATTGAAGCTCTTGCAAAGTATTCATAGCAATTAAGACGGCTCCGCATTGTTGCGGACTGGCCCCCTGTAAGGTGTCCATCTTGGCAATTTCTTTGAGGCCATCTATAGCCTTATCAAGCATTTCTGATACATCCAAATAAGATCTTGTAATAGCTAAACGATCCCTTCGTAGCCTGTAACATTTGTCGCGGGCTTCGCGAAGCATGGCTTCTGTCTCATTCATTGTGCGTCAAAATTAAGCGGCCAAGTCGGATGAACGGGATCTTCCAAGCGAATACGAACGTTGTTGTATCCTTGGCCCGTTAGTTTTTCGGACTCAAGAGTTGCCTCTTCCCTGCTTAGTCCAAAGGCATGAAGTTCCACAACTTTCTCTCCGTGGCACACAATGTAAGTTTTATTACTTTCGCTCATTTTTTCTTTTTTTTCTCTGATTGATTGATGTATTTTTGAAAGGATTCGGCGCAATCTCTGGCCATCTCGATTTCTGATTCTGGGTCAAAGAAGTAACCGCCACGTTCAGCGAACAACGCTTCCATTGGCATGGGGGTTCCTCGACGGAACCGTGGGCCAACAACGAATGGGGAAACAGAGTCTTCATTGATTACTGTAAGAACTACTTTGAATCGGGCCATGGTGTCCAATACTTAATCACACGTTCAAGGATGTGTCCAATCCCGCTCCATCCATGGTGGGGGTGGTAATGGCAGGCCCATTTCAATGGAGGGTTTGACTCATCGTTTTTGATGAGGTAGATTCCCTCTGCATCGGGTTTTGTATTATTGTAATCGTTCCAAGTAATCATAGTAGGTATGACAAGAAAAACTCCACTTCGTTCAAAAACCCCATTAAGCAGGAATCAGCCACTTAAGCGCAACGGAAGGTTGCGGAGCGCATCCCCCAAACGCCAGCGTGAATACAATGAGTATGCAAAGGTGAAGAAAGCTTACTTGGCATTGCATCCCATATGCGAGAAATGTAAGAAGGCGAAGAGTCAGGATATCCATCATAAGGCGGGCAGGATTGGTCGCTACCTTTGCGACTATAGCCTGTTTGCCGCGCTTTGTCGGGGATGCCATGATTGGTGCCACGCTAACGGGCGCGAAGCCCGCAAACAAGGTTGGATTATTGATACATTTCATACTCTTCAAGATCCCTCTCCAGAAGCTTCATTAGTTCAATCTCATAGCCAAAGTCAGGCTCATACTGCCGAATAATCGGATTCCAGACCCTCCCCTTGGGGGCTGTCCAGTTGCGGAAGGCGTCAACAGCATTGACCCAACTAGTCTCCAATGGCGCGTTCCATTCATGTTCTGGGGGGAAGTTCCAAGGATAGGGGCGGGGTGGATAAGAAACACAACCACTTGTAATAAGTAGTGCAATTACTATCCCTGCTCTTTGAAATCGTAAAACCATAGCTCCTCCTCGCTTTCGCTAACCCAGCGGCTTCCTGTGCTTTCGCAGCTAAATTCTTGGCTAAATACCTTCCAGTCGGGCTTTTGGGGAAACTTCTTGGCGATAAACGATCCCCCGTCCATCCATAGCACACGATTGTTAGGCTGGATAAAGTATTGTCCATCACCCGCAAACACATGACCGCACTTGTGGCCAGCCGCCATCTCCCCGTAGCCAGAGGTATAGTGCGGCCCCAAACACCAATCTAGCGTAAACATATACTTGGCCTCCTCAAAGCTTTTGTTTTTAAGCATGATATTCGCCGCTCTGTTCTTGCAATAGTCCAAGATGTTAACCGAGCAATAGTAGCTCATGGAATCCCATAACTGTATCCAGTCCAATGGATAGAACGTTCCGCCTGTTTCATCGGTATGTATGTAATGGATTGGCACTCTAGCATGTTGGCTTCCGTATTCCGTCATCACGCTGAACAGCCCACATCTCTGAGGGATGGAGGTGAAGGCAAATACTTCGACTAGCTGTCTCTTCCTGCTGACACAGGGTTCAAGATCGTAGAAGAACCCCTCGTCTACAAAAGCAAAAAAGGTGGGGATATTGACGTTGAGATAGTTGCTCATTGGTCGGCAATTTTACGCAGGAGTCTTGTCTGCTCCCGCAATTCCGAAAGCTGGCGGCTGGCCGTAATCTCCGCATCCAATCGTGCGTTTGACTCCGCCAACTCCGCATTGATGCGACGAAGGGTTGTGAGATACGGGCTTTCTTTGGGCTTAATATCCACAGACCCACTAATGACCTGTATCCGCCCCGAATCCAAATCATAGACTGTACCCGAAAAGCTGCCGTCTTGTGCCTGAACGCTAGTGACCAATGCTAGTAGTAGTAGTAGTTTTTTCATAAAGAAATTGGAAGCGGGGTGGCGCAACTTCATTGGCCCCCAAGCCTTTGAAGCCTTCGCATTTTCATGCCGAGTCTCCCCGCCTCCAAAAATTGGGAGAGGACTCAGGTCGCTCAACCCCGCATTCGCAGTGTTGCCCTCAATGATCCCCTCCGAAGTATCCATAGATACATAGACCATAGCCCCTTCGGGGCGTTCAATGTTTTTTTGAGCGTTTTTGAACTTGCCATGTCTGACCCTTTGTGAGAAGTTCCATCAGTCTGATGTGAGAACCCAGACGATTGAGTATGAAACAAGAAATAACAATAAATATTAATCTGCCATTCAAGTGGCGGGGTGAGGGAGCAACTTGCTTGTTTCATTGTCGGGTTCTCAATCATCCCACGCCCCGTCATTTGAGTGGCAATTTTATTTATTGCTATGAAAAAGAATCAAACAGTCTATAAGCGGGTAACTAGGGGCGGATTCGTCCAGCTATCAAACGATCTCGTAAGAGATAAGAAGTTGTCATTTGGGGCGAGAGGTTTGCTGGCTATGGTGCTATCCAACGCCGATGAATGGGTGGCAAATCGGGCTTACTTTGTAAACAACACCACAGACGGGGCCAACAGGGTCAAGACCTACTTTCGGGAATTGGAAAGTCTTGGCTATGTAAAGTATGAGCTTTCTGGCGGGGGTAAGGGAGGATTCTGCAATACTTGGACATTTTATGATGCGCCAGTTGCGGAAGATCAGCGTAGCAATCGTACAAATTGGCGTTCCCCTCTTTCCGTGGTCAAGGTTTCTAGCGCACGGGAAATTCCGTCCACGGGAAACTTCGACCACATTATAACACCAATATCAGAGAATACCAATATACAGAATACAATATATGATGAGAATATTGTATCAGGTTATGGGGACGAGGAAGAGTATCAGGGAGAAATTCGGGGATTGTGGTAATCGGATGAAATCCCGAAATAATCCAGTTACTGACCGAACTGATAAGCCGCGCAGCGCAAGGGTTCCGCGATGATAACGCAATCTCAATACCAAGCCTACCTAGCAACTCCTTACTGGCGGGAGGTAAGTAGGGCCGTCAAAAAACGGGCAGGGTTCCGCTGCCAACTCTGTAACAGCCCCCTAGATTTGCAGGCCCACCATCGAACTTACGAGCATAAGGGAGACGAACTAAACCACCTTAATGACTTGATCTGTCTCTGTAAAAAGTGCCACAAGAACTTCCATGCCGTGGAACGCGAGGAATCCCGCAAGTTTCAACGGAAGCTATTCAGACCAAAGCCCGAACCAATGACAGTCGATCCCATTCCTCCAAGCAATCGGGACAAGGCTACATCCACCAGAGTTATCGATTCCAAGATTATTGAAAGCCTCAAGATTAAGGGCGGAATGACGGCAGCTACTCTAAAAGCTTTAGGACTTAGTTGGAGTTTTACACGCCAACCCAACTGGCTATTCAAACTACGAGGACGAGTCATTACCGAAGAAGCCTACCAGCAAGCCTTGGCTGGCAAGAATGTCCGCGCCCAAAAGAAGCGCCGATAATATTTGACGTATATTGAACAACAGCTAGGTTTAAGTGTCAATATATAATCATATGATCAACACATCTACTCTACCTACTGAAATTCAAGAAAACCCCGAAATCACCATTGGCGAACTGGCCGTAAAACACGGATCAAGCTACCATGCCATGGCTTCGGCGTTGAAGCGGACTGGTATTCGGGCGAGGCGCAAGAAGACCACCAAGAGGCGCTTATCCAACGGGGGAAGATCTTTCAAGATTCTGGGTTTTATTATGAACAATCCCGAAACCAACTTCACTGCCGTTGCCGAAGTATTCAATTGTACCCGCGAGTATGTGAGCCAGATTGAGGCCATCGCCCGTGAAGAGGGGATCATCAAGTGACTGTAGGACGAGTCTACTCCAATATCAACCCCGTCCATGCGGATGTGTTTGAAGTGCTGCTACAGCAAAAAGAGAAGCAACTGGAGAAGGCCCGCCAAGCACTAATGATGTGCATCGCCCCCGACCCCGAAGCCGAAAGACTCAAAGAGGAAGTATTGCTTGAGCAATGAAAGAAATACCCGCAGGCTATGTGGAAGTAAGCAAAGGAGTCTATGAACGAAGAGACATCATCAAACAAAAGGCTAGTGCTAAGACTAAACGTAAAACACCGCCTGCCGTCACTCAACCGCCTCTTTTCGATGAACCACTTTCAGAGGTTGAGGGAAAAGAAGGAGATCCAAGCCGCCTGCTTGTCTGCATTGAAAGCGTCCGAAAAAATCGACTCCTCGACACCGACAATCTCTATGGTGGTGCGAAATTTTATTGCGATTTTTTACGCTACTGCGGGGCAATCCCTGACGATACAGAAGACCAGATCGAACTCAAAGTCACGCAAAGGAAAGCGAAAAAAGGCGAAGAAGAGAAAACCATAATTGAAGTTTGGGACAGAAGCCAGTAGTATAGGGTAAATGAACCAACGGGATTTCGATGCTGATCTAAAAGTCGCCTACGATGATACAGGTGTTCTGATGCCGTTCCCAGAACAAGAAGAAGGCTTTTGCGACAATCCTATCAGGAGACTGTTTGAACAAGTTGAGGAAACCGATGTCGAAGAAGAGTGACAATGGATCAAGCAACGATCAACTTTCTGGGGCGGGCTATTCTTAAATACCGCCAGTTCAAGCTTTCGTTTGTTCCACAGAAATACTTAATCACGGGCAAGGCCACCTCTGTAGGGTGGGCAGATAACAAAGAGTTACGCATAGCCACCAAACGCCCGCTCTCCACATGGCTGGATGTCTTTGTCCATGAGACTTGTCACCTAGACCAGCAACTCCAAAGACCCAAGTGGCACGATGTCAGGGAGGATGCCCTTGGTAAGCTGGATCACTGGCTTGCTGGTAAGAAAGTAGACTATGTGGACAAGTATATCCGACTTGTTGTTGAACTGGAATGGGATTGTGAAAAGCGATCCGTGCGGAAGCTTGCCCGCAACAAACTACCCGTAGATCTTAAACGCTATGCCCAGATGGCCAACGCCTACATCTTGGGCTATCACTGGATGTTCAACAATCGCAAGTGGTGCAAGAAGAGCTACGAGACCACCCGCATCTGGAGCCTGATGCCCGAAAAAATCATCCCCCTAAAGACTGCGCTGTTCCCGCCAGCTAAACTCACCGATCCCTACTATGATTGACCTGCTCAACGGAAGTAATGGGA